TTAATATGCCAATCTGCAGTGAATAGAATCATGCTACGAAGTCGTCCCCTTCATTCCACGAGCAGCCTGTTAAGCCACCTGCTTTTAAAGCTTTTAGTGTTCGTAATATTTCATCTGCATTTCTTCCTGTATCTAATGCATTTACTGATACATGCTGTATTGTTCCTTCTGGGTCGATAATATATGTCGCTCGGTATGGTACTCCCTCTTCCAGACTGACGATCCCTAGCTTATCAGCTAAGTATAGTCCGCAGTCTGCTGCAAGTATATGGTTGATATCTCTAATTAAAGAGTTATCTTTTTTCCAAGCAATTTTACAATATTCATTATCTCCACTAATTCCTATAACATCAGCTTCTCCCATGAGGGTATCCATTGCTGCTATCTCTGTAGGACAAATGAATGTGAAGTCTTTTGGATAGAAGTATACAACTGACCACTCGCCAGGTATAAGTACATCTATATCTACAATGTCGTTCAATTCATTAACGCCTTGAAGGTTTAGTGAAGGGAAAGTATCTCCTACTGTTATCATAGTACTCCCCTAAGAAATGTCGAATTCGTCAGAGATAGACTCGTCAGGAGTATTAGCTGCCCCTTCTCTTAATCTATCTAGTAATTCTTTTTGTGCATCTGGTGTTGGTCTAGTAAGTACTTCGTCCATAGACTTTAGCTCTGCTACTAATTCCATTTCTTCAGGAGATAGTGCACGCTGTTTACATTTAAGAGCCTGTAATTGATACTCTACATTGTAAGCCATTGGTCCAGTTTTAACTCTTTTGAAGTAAACATCCCAACCAGTAACAAATTCAGTTGGATCGCCAAGATCTTCTGCTGCAACCATTATCTGCTCTAGGAGTTTTTTCTTTAAGTTTAGTACTTTGACTTTTCCGTCATGAATACATTGGATCGCATAAGACCAACCACATTTAAGTTCTGGGTGATATTCTCTTACCCAGTCTTTTTCTAAGTTGGTGAATGCTTCGGTGTCTCTATCGAATGATAGACACTCGAACGGTAAATTTTTACCATTTTCGCCTTTCAACCAGTAAACATAGCGAGGAAGCATATCCCCTACCATTCTTACTACGTTGTCGCCTTCGACATATTGATAACTGTCGATTTTATTCTTTTGGGCTTCGCCCTTGGTTTGATTAAATTTTATTGCCATTTTAATTCCTTATTATTATTGATTTCTTCGAATATGAAGTGAATACGATTCTCCTCAACTCTCAGTAATCTGTTGTTTTTAATACTGTCCTCATCCCCTGTAAAGTGGAGGAGGTCTAATGTGGTATCTTTATTTTTTTGATACTCGAAATAATTGCGTAATGATGCGATACCTGCATACTGCGCAATCTCACTATCTGAGTATCTCCTTCTTTGAATGAATAACGCCTCTGGGTTTACTAGGAACGAATCCCCATGAAAACTTTTAGTCCAGAACTTGTATATTCTATCATATCTATTCACTGGTGGTAGCTTATAGGTAAGTATATGGAGTATTGTCAAAATATCTTTGACACTCCCGTTGCTTTCCCTTTTTACTTTTTCCCAATTATAGAATAACATATTATAACAAACTTTTAACTCCGTGTCAAGATATATTTTTTCATGCTATATATCGAAAACATCATACCCCTGTCTCATATAGTAACCTCGTCTCGCGGCAGCTTGTTTTCTAGCTGTGCGACCCTCTAAATTTATATCTATAATCCTAGGCTGTGGCTTTCCGTCTCGCATCCTGATAACACGACCAATTAGCTGTGTTAGTAGGGGTTCATTGTTTACGGGAGTACCAAGTATAAGACAACTTAAGCAGTCTAAACTGATACCCTCACTAAAGATAGACTGTGTTCCAAACAATATATCTTTATCTTCGAATAACAACTTTGTCATTTCTGTTCTTTGTTCGTGTGGTATATCTCCAGTTACGCAAATTGCGTTGTCTCCAACAAGTCTTGCACAAGCCTTTAGAAAATCCACTCTATCTCCGACTACTAGTACTTTATGTCCTTTAGCTGCATAGCTAGCAGCGAGTAGTGCTATCATGTTTTGGTACTCCCAATCATACGCAAGTGCGTTAACTCGAGATGCCCAATCAACATTGCCGTCCATGAATCTTATTCCTGAACGAATTACATCCACAAAAGGTACTAAGTAGTTTTCCTTTGGTGGTTTAAATACTGTTGATGAAAAGTAGTCTCTAAATACGACGTGCCTTCCATCTTTTCTTTGTAGTGTTCCAGTTAATCCGATTTTGTACCGTGCTCGTGAAGCGTCTACAATCCGTGTGAAAGTTGGTGAAGATACATGATGCATCTCATCAAGGATGATAGTACCGAATTCCTTTACTATTTTGTCGATATTTCGGTACAAAGTTTGTACATTTCCCACGACAAAAGGGGAATCGATCTCGAATCGTCCCGAACCTATCACACCCGCTGTAACCCCGAATACTTTTTGTACTTCTTTTTCCCACTGCGAGCGTAACGCTAATGTATGTGTTACAATAAGCGTTTTCTGTTGGAGTTTATTTGCGATTGCTAACGCAGTAAAAGTCTTTCCCCAACTTACCCAAGCGTTAATTATACAACTGTCATCGACTTCGTCATATACTGCTTGTTGTGAATCTCGTAAAGTAAACTGAAAGTCAAGAGGTTCGATTGGTACATCATTCCTCTTGTCGATAATTTCATAGTCCTCTGGTATGAGATCCGTTCTCCCTATTGGCATACTAATTAATCCTGCTCGAATTACACCCATATTCTTAATGATGATAGGTGGGTCTGTTGGTCTGCGAGGCGGTATACTATAAGTAAGTATCTTATCAACTTCTGCTTGATAGTTGTTAGTTACTTCTAGGTATATTCTGTTGCTTAGTACTGCTTTCATTTTTGTATAAAAATTTCGGAAGATAAACTATATAGGTCAGGGGGAGAGTCCATAGTATATGTTGCGTTTACCTTCCGAAAAAGTTGTTTATCGTTGTTGTTGTCCAAAGAAGTCATAAACTAGGTCGTCCATTACTTCTTGAGGTTCTCTCATCACTCCATGAACATCCTTTAGTTCTTCGAACCAATCGAATTCGTCTGATAATTCTTCATCTACAGAAATACCAAAATGTTCCTTCATTTGAGCCTCTAATTGTTCTCCATCCATTTCATCTACTGTATCTGTGCCATCTTTGGTAACTACTACCACTCCAACGAACCCACGAAATTCATCTTCGTATGTCATTGTGATGCTTACAGTGGGATCAGTTTTTCCTATGTACGCTGCTATGTTTTCTACTAGCGTGACAGGAGCACTCCAAGCAGCATAACCACTTAAATGCATTGGTTCCCATTCTTCAATGAGGCACCATTTAGCGCCAACATTCTCTATATACCACTGGTATGAATCTATAGGGTAGCCGTGGTCATCTACTCCTTTTACTGGAGGCATGAAAGCTAAGTCGTGAATCTCTGCTAATTCTTCTACTTGCATTTCTGCTCCTTCCCAATTTGTTTGGGTTCTTTTTGTTGTAACAAGCGTCTCTTCGAAAGACTTTAGTCCTTCGTCAGTGCTGTCTATATCTATGTTAAAGTAAACATGATTTGCCATTATATCTTTCTCCAAGTATCTTTTTTATTTTCAGTACACACTTCATATAAATATGAAGGTTTACCACTTATGTATAGTATTCCTGCGTATAATTCTGTCCTTGCTGGAGGACGAGCCATCTCAAATGGAAATGGAATACCTCTAATCCATATAAGAGAGACTATATCTTTTTGTTCTATCTTCCCTATTAAATGGTATTTTAATGTTGCTTTTTTACTCTTTTCGTAGATAAAAAACTTTCCATTTGAGTCAACATAGAATCTTCCTCTATGTTTAATTAATCCCCCAAAGTCTGAGATTTGATACTTCAAATCGTACAGATTCTTTAAAGGAGTCGAGAGTCTCCTCTCTCCAAGGCTATTGCCCTGTGTGTTTTTGTCGTCTATTACAGCGCCTTCACACCATAATAATCCATCTCTAGTAATGACCTCGTCTGAGTGTACTACATAAAGAGGGAATCGAATATCCTCTAGCTTCATGAGTATGCCATCATACAGTTCGTCCAGCCTTCTGTATCTAATAGCCACTCACACATTTCCCAAGGTGTTTGCTCTACTGGTTCTACCTTC